ATAGTTCATGTTTAAGTAAACCTATCTGGTGTTCATCTGGTAATCCCATAAAGAAATCCGGGTTGATAGATAGTTGTATACCTATACCATTTTTACTGACACCCGCTGTTGGGACGTCCTTTCTTATTTTCTTGTTAAGTCCAATAAGAAAGAGCCCATAAAAGGGCTCTCTTAATATTAGTGACTTACAAGCTCTTGCTAGTTTATCTTGTATGTCCATATTTTCCATGTATTATTTTATCTATTTCTCTTTTTTCCTCTTCACTAACTGGTTTAATTGGTTTTGTATGTTCCCAATCAAGTTCAATTTTAACATCTTTAATAAACTTCCAAGTACTTTTAAAGACAGGAAGCATTTGTTGATGCACTTCAAATTCTATAATTTCTTGTTCAGTTCTTATACCTAAAGTATTATCAAGATCTTTAAACATCTCTTTCCATTCTTTAATAGCATGGTAGTCTATATTAAACTTTTCACAAAAAGCCTGTCTTTTACCAAACATTAAAGATTTAGCAAATAACATCTTTGTAACAGATGTTATTTCTTTCATGTTTTTTATATTCTCACAAGCCACATTATAATCTTCATCAGATCCATGGAGGAGTTCTCTTAATTTTTTATATTCTTCTAAACTAATCATTGATTTTCATTGTTTTAATCATCCACAAGGGTAACTTTTTCTTGTGAATATTGTCTAACCATTCTTTTGCAGAGGGAATATAGTTATTACAATCCTCTCTTACATGCTGCTCTGCAACATATCTTGTATAAACAGGTTTACCATCTGAATTTGTAAATACTGGTCCAAACTTTCTTTCACATTCAAATATACCTTCACTGTGATGACGAAACATTCTGTGTAAGTGATTGCCCACCCAACTTTTTGTTGCATCTAACCAGTTATGTATATGTATGTAATCATCAGGACACCCACCAAACTTCTTTACAGAAGACTTGGCATGAATATTTGGATGTGCCATTAAAAGAAATGTTGTTTATTATCAGTATCAAAGTCTATATCATCATAATGATGATCTTCACAAACACGCTGTGTATGATTAATATTAACTTTCCATGGAGTTTTTGTACAATCAATTATCATTTGACCATATCCTCCATCATTGTTAATCCAATCCCACTCTATATGGTGACTCAATGTATCATATAATAAGTCATCCCACTCTGCTTCTACTTCACCTTCTAATGTAACATCAACGTTATCACCATTAATGTCTTCATATCTAACTTCATCTAAACATCCGTCATCACCACCACCACTATAATCTACTTCTATTTTTGCTATATTGTGATCTTTAATCACTTGAACTGCTAGGTTTCTTTTTAGTTTTGTTTCCATTTTTAATTAACTTAATTTCTACACCGGGGTTTTCCTTATCATATTCATAAGGTTCAAACACAGGTAGAATGTTTTCACAATTATCATCATCAATCCAATGATGTTTGACCATATCATCTTGCACTGTCTGTGCAGGATTTATATAATCAAACTTATGTTTGGTACCTCTGATGAATTTAAATGATATCTTAACAGGTAACTCAAGTTTAGATAATTGTTTTCTAAACCCTTTTCTATACATGTCATAGTATTTGGCTGTTGCTTTTCTATATTTAGTTGTTGCTTTACTGGACACAAAATATCTTCCTGTCCATCTACGTCCATTCTTACTACTTGGTACGTTACCTGGTATAAACCATTTCATAAAATACTTTTAAGTTTAACTTTTATTTCTTTGTGAGCATCATCAAAGCCTTTCTCTTTTACAAGATCAGCAATGTCTTTGCTACTGTCTAACCATGTGCCTTCTATGTCATATAACTGTTTATATTTATTAACAGCATTATGTCCGGCAACATCATTATCAAATAAAGTTACAACTTTTTTGTACTTTTTCTTAAGATTTTCAATTATATAAGGTTTTATTATAGTATTTTCTGAGTCAGGTGCAATAACTTCAATGTTATATCCAAATTGTTTTAGACACATTGCATCTTTCAAAGAAGAACATATAATAAGATAAGGTTGATTGTATTCTAACTGATCTAATCCTTGAAGTTGAGGTTTAACTTTAATAAATTTAAACTTCTTATTTCTTGGTTGATAGATCTTATAAACTTCATTCTTAGAAAAGTAACCATATATATAAGGTTGTTGAATAGTTATCTTACTATCTCCCTTAACCATATGATAATATTCAAGTGGTTTTACATTGTATTTATCTAATATATTTTCACCTATATTAAATTGTAACCAAAATCTTTTATCATATACATTCCAATCTCTTGTCATTATACCATCAACTTTATATTTTGCCTCTGGTTTTAATGTAGATTGTGTGTATATACCTTTCTCTGTAATAAATTTATTATAGTCTTGACCTATTTTAAATACAGCTTTAGAATAATCTATATTAAATAGTTCTTTAACTAAGTCAACTCTATTACCACCTTTACCGGTAGAAAAATCTTTAAACTTATATTGACCTTTATCCACAAATATCCACATGCTTGGAGTTCTTTCTGATGGATGAAATACAGATTTAATCTGTACATTCTGTCCATTCAGTCTTTCTGGTAGATCCAGATAGAATTCAAACACCCATGTACTTGGAACTTTAGATCCATCTAATATGAGATTCTTTGTACTTATCATAATATTATAAAAATATAGGGACAAGTAAGTGCCCCTATATGTTAACTTGATTGTATTGACTGATATTATGAGGCTTTTACAATGCCCTTGCAGGACAGCCAATACGCCTCTTACTAAGCAATATTATCCTGCAACTATTATAACTCAAAGTCAGAACCTGACCCTGAATCTGCTTTAAATGGAGTTTCATCATTAGAAGCCTCTTTCTTAACTAAAGCTTTTACATGCACAGCACGATCAAACTTAAGAAGTCTAGAGTTTTCTTTGTCTAATGCTTCCATTGCAATACCATCTTTAGATATACGTGGTAAGTAAAGATCATTATTTATATAACCTTCTTTGTTTTCCCACTCACGACCACCTATGCACATATTAATAAGTTTAGAACCACCCATTAATCTATCACATTCAGTCATAAACTCCTCTATAGTTTGTGCTTCAATAGAATCTAATCCATCTCTCATATCTAAAGTTTCAGCAAGAGTAATCATGTGCTTTAAGATCTCTTGATCTCTACTAATTTCTCTACCACTTGGTAATGTAGTATCTTTAAATGGAAAAGGACTAATCCTTACTCTACCAATTTGACCATCATATCTACCTTTAGATTGATCATTATAGTCTCTAAAGAAACCTTCAAAGTCACCTCCAACAGGTGCAGTTTCTACATGTAAATGTATATTATATGATTGTGCATCATACGGTGTTTGATCTAATGTAATAGAATTAATTTTTACTACATGGTTACCTGGGTCTAATACAGGTTTAGTACGTCCACTTCCTGCAGACATGTCTTTAGTATTCAACATAACTTTCTTATTTTTAACTTCGTTCATTTTAATTAATTTTCATATTCAATAATTGCATCTTTAACAACTTGTAATGAATTATCTATACGTGCATCATCAAACATACCGTCTGGTGATTTACAAGTATTTTCTCCATTATTAACTGTTTCAAATACATAACTTAACTTATCATCTTCTCCTTTGACAACTTTGCCAAATAGAACTATAGAGAACAAACCTTCTAAAGTTAAAGCATTATCTATCATTTTACCTACAGTTTTTGCTTTTACTTTTCTATGTCCATTCACATCTGTTGATTCTTCAGAGTGTGTAAGAAAGAATATATATAAGTCATCTCTCATATCTTTAGGCATCTTAGCAACTTGTGCAAGATTCTTTGCAATAGAGGTAAACTTATCATAACCTTTCTCATCAGCTCTATCAAAGTATTCAAAACTAGACATATACTGCCAGTCATCAATTACTAGATTTTTTATATGAGGCATCTTATCATTAACATGCATCATAGCTTTCATAATCCCTGCAGCTGTAGCTGTAGCAGCCATATTACCTTTTGGATTATCTTTTGTAATT